TGCTTCCATTTCCTCAAAAAGGCACCGCACCCACAGTTCCACTTGGTGGCGATGCCATTGTTAAATATTACCCTCACGATACGAACGCGAACACAATGTTCGTTCGTACGAACAATTCAGGCGATCCAGTCAACAGCGTTGCTGGCGCCATTGAAAATAATACCTCGGGTATTATTGAGAATACTGCCCTCACCCAACAGCTTATAATCGACCCCAATGGTCGATTATATGCCGATTTAAACAGCGCCACAGGCGCTGTGCTGAATCTTCTTCGTCAGAACTCTATCTATACCCAAATGCTCGAGCTTGATGCACGCTCGGGCACTCGTTACGTGGAAAGCACGTATGCACGCTGGGGCGTTCAGCCACAAGACTTCCGTCTTCAGCGTCCCGAACTAATAGGCTTCGGTCGGTCGATGATGAACATCTTCGCCGTACCGCAGACCGCGGCCTCTCCCAGCACTCCGACCTCCTTTAACGCCCAAGGTAACTTGGCGGCGTTCGGTGTCGCCAAATCAAATGGCGAGCACTCCTACTCCTATGCCTGCCAAGAGCATGGCATTCTTATGGTCATCGTGAACATTCGCGCTGACCTTTCTTATCAACAAAACGTGCCACGCATGTTCACCCGCCAAACCAGGCTCGATTTTTACGAGCCCTTAATGAATGGCATGGGTGAACAGCCCGTTTATGGCCGTGAGGCTTATGCCGATGGCTCTGGTAACGACGATGTCGTAATCGGCTACCAGGAGCGATTTTCTGATCTCCGGTATCGGCAAAGCCAAGTTACCGGTAAATTTCGCTCTCAAACGCCAACACCTCTTGACTACTGGCACGTAGCAGAGGAGTTTGGCTCTCTTCCTACTCTTAACCAGGCCTTTATCGAGCCCGCAACTCCTATGGCGCGTGTGGTAGCGGTAACAACCGAACCACACTGCTATCTTTCTTGCTTCGTAAACTTCCAAGACACCAAGGTTCTTCCTATCCGCAGCAACCCAGGCATCGATGTGTTATAGGCCCCTTCAATGCTTTGAAAATCCAGAGGGCGGTCGCCCTCTGTTTGGTTTTGAGCCCGAGAAATTGGGCTACAAACCAATGACCCTTCCCTGTGGGAAGTGTTACGAGTGCAAACGAGACCACGTCAAATCGTGGGCTTGCCGCGGGCACTACGAAATGCTTCGTTGGCCCGTGTCCCTGTTTGTCACCTTGACTTACGACGACAAAAACCTTCCATTCATGTCGTCCCTTAAAAAGCGAGACGTTCAGCTTTTCCTTAAACGTCTCAAGAAAAAATTAAAATCTTGCAAAGAAAATCCCATTCGCCAAATTTATTGTGGCGAATATGGGGACGGCACCGGCCGTCCACATTATCACCTTATTCTGTTCAACACAGACTTCGCTGATGCCAAACTTGTAAGACAAGAAGGCTACAAGCGAATCTACACATCCAAAACCTTGACCAAACTTTGGGGCAAGGGAAAGGTCGAATATGCTCTCGCAAATCCCTCAACCATCGCCTACGTCGTTGGATACGTTCACAAGAAACTTTCCAAACGTGACAACGAGTCTCGTTACGCTATGGACCACGATGGAGCTGTTTATCCTATTGAGCCGGAATTTATTGAACCTTCTAGAAATCCTGGCATTGGCTCCAATCTTCGTGGCAGTAACTCACTAAAAAAGGGCTACATTACTGCGCTAGGTCAAAAGTACAAGCTCCCGAAGTACTTTATGAACTGGCTAAAAATTCACGATCCAAAAATTTTCCTTGAAATTTCACAGAACCGCGACAATAGTGTCACTCAGTCAGGTTCTCAACACAAAATCAACAAGCAGAAAGAAGAATACTATGAAGCTTTATGCAATCATGGATCTAAAAGTAAAAGAAGCCCTTCTCATAATTCCAGCTAAAAACGACAACGCCATCCGAAGGGATTGGGAGGTTGTCGTTAACAAAAAAGACTCTGTCTACAACAAATATCCAGAAGACTACGCCGTCTTCAGGATCTGCGACTACGACGCCGATACGATGAAAATCTCGGGCGTCGAACAAACCATGGTCGTCACAGCCAGGGAGGTATACCATGCCAGTCACGACCAAACCGTCTAAACACGCAAGAACCGACTGGGGTCCGTCATTGACGGAACCCGAACACGAGTCGGAACTTACTCCTCAGGCAATTATCCGGAAATTAAAATCCGGACTAGTTCCACCTCCGGGATCCATGCTCTTCGGTTACGAAGAACCCTCCATCGACTACATCACGCGAAAACAAAAAGTGATGCAGGCGAAACATGCCGCCGAAAAAGCCTTTAAGGTTGCCGTCGAGCACCTTAAAGCTAAAAAAGTCAAATACAAAATTCCAAAAACGTTCGACGAATTTCGTTCGAACCAATACGAATTCCAACGCTTTGCTGATGAATTCGAAAAATCTGGGGGTATGGGGGAAGAATCTTCCCCCATCGCTAACCAACCTCCCGTTGGTAATCCAACCCATTCGCAAAATCCGAGCTCCCAAGGCGAACAAAACGCCGATAACTTAAAAAAATAAACCAAACGCGCGCGGACCCCACTCCAAAATCGCGTGCGAACCGTTAAAAAAAACTGTAAGGCGTTCCTTCTCCGGGAGCGCCTTTTGCATTCTCCCAACGCACCCTCCGAAGTTGGCCAGGGGGTTCGGGGGCAGCCGCCCCCGAGTAGGACATACTATACCTTGTTAATTATATGTCCCACTGACACCTCTCCCTTCAAAGGGAGGGGGCTTGGGGAAGGGTTATGTAACACAAATAAAATTTGACTTACTCCTAAAAAACACCGAATGTAAAACAGAGGTGAAAATGAAACGACGATCAGTCAATTTCAAAAAATCTGCGAAGCAATTTAAAAAACGAGCGGCTAAAACCCACAAACTCAACACGCCTTCGTATCGAATGGCTCGTGGTGGTATTGCCCTCTAATGGAAGAACTCGTAAGCGGGCTTGGCCAAGCACTTCCAGGCGTAGTAGGCGGATTGATGGCAAATCAAGCCAACGCAAACCTCGCCCACGAACAGATGAACTTCCAACGCGAAATGGCCTCAACGGGCCATCAACGCGAAGTTGCCGACCTAAGGGCTGCCGGTCTAAATCCCATCCTCTCAGCTGGAGGATCGGGCTCTCCATCCGCACCGGGCGCCATGGGAACTCAACAAAATGCATTCGCTGATGTTGGTCACATCATGCAAGCGAATCATCAAATGAAACAGCAAGATCGTCAGCTAGATATTGCTGAACAAAACGCAGACACGGCTGAAGCTACAGCTGATGCAAACATTGAACAAACTCAAGAAGAAGCTCGATTCAAAGGGAACGTAAACGATTCCATTGAATCTGTTCTTCCTTATTTCAAAAAAGGTGTTCAGAATCTTAAAACGATTCCAGACGCCCTTATCAACACACTCTTTGGGCCACTATCCAATCAGTGGCAGCAAGGCGAAAAGCGAACGCTACCGCCGTCTCGCTATACCAATCCAGAACCAATTCAACTCGATATGCCATAAGGAGCATCCATGAATTCATCCGCCGATATGCGCGTTAAAGGCGCGCAAATTCACCAGTTCAACAACGTGTCCCTCGATAGAAAACCACGGTCAACTTTTGACCGTAGTTTTCCCATCAAAACGACTCTCGACGTGGACTACCTCGTTCCACTTTTTGTCGAGGAGTGCTACCCTGGTGATCATAAAAAATTCAACATTGGTCAACTTCTGGCTCGGTTGACCACTCCCATCAAGCCCATTATGGATAATTTCTATATCGAAACATGGGCGTTCTTCACTCCTAGACGTCTACTCTGGACCAGGTTCGAAGAACAACAAGGTCAGAGCACAGACATTGCTCCAATTGGCCTCACGGCCGTCACGACTCCAGTCCTAGATAAAACCAAAGCTCCGCTGTCCACGACTGGCTTTACAGCCCAGTCACTTGCGGATTACTTTGGTATTACGACCTACACCACTGGTCTCGCCAAATTAGATGCTCTATATTGGCGTAATTACCAGCGCGTGTACGATGATTGGTTTAGGGACGAAAACATCATCTCTCCTCTTTCTCCTCCTACCGGAGATGGCCCAGATGATCCGGCCATCTACGTTCTTCAGAAGCGCCGCAAGATTAAGGATTATCTTACCGGCATGCTTCCATTTCCTCAAAAAGGCACCGCACCCACAGTTCCACTTGGTGGCGATGCCATTGTTAAATATTACCCTCACGATACGAACGCGAACACAATGTTCGTTCGTACGAACAATTCAGG